TGCCAGTGACACCATTATCTATACCAAGCCAACAAGTCTTAGCCATACACCCTCCATTACAGCGATCTGCGCTGGTCATCACGCAGTTTCTCACGTGCAATGATGATTAGCTCACAAAGCGCATTTGAAAATGAAAGATGATTCAGCAGTGCATACTGGTATATGGTATTCCAAGCGCCATCCGTGATACAGAAAGAATGGGTCGTCTTTCTCGGTGCATTTTCGTCTTTCTTTTTAGGCATCGTGTCCCTCCTCAATCGCATTGACTAAATCTATGTAGCCGTTATGTACATCCACCCTGCTTACCGGCATACCGTTTATTGTGACATCGGTTAAATCCGGGGCGGTTCCTGTTGCAGCTGTCTCCAGCTTATCAATTAATTCTTTTACCGTCATCCACATCCTCCTTGCCGGATGGCAATACGATTTTATGTGTTGTCATCCTTCTGTATAATTTCTGTAGCGTCGGACTCTCACGGAGAATCTCGTTCACCACACTTAAAACAGTCGTGGTATCATCACAGACAATCAGCCCCTGTATGCTGAAATCGTGCAGGATTATCGGTGCGCCATCATGTTCCACAGGCGCCTGCACCTTATCTGCCATGATGAAGAACCCGCAATCTGTATCCTCTATAGGCGGAATGAACTCACCACGTTTCTTGCAATAGACCAACGGAGCTTTGCCATCCCATATGCCGTGTCCACAATTGCGACAATTTTCATTCGTCATCATCGTCCCTCTCATTTCTATCGAAACCCTCAACGGTGTCCGACCATCTGCTATGCATCACAGGACGCCCTATGTCCAAACACCCGACACAGTAGGCATAACGCGAGTATTCGTGCCCATCACGATTTTTCAGAATCTTAATACGCGTGATTCCTCTCTCCTTCTCCTCTTCAGTGTGATTGAGCCCAAGAATAATTGCGGCATGGGCCACATTGCCTATGTTCTCAGCGACATTGGCTTTCGTCACATCCCTTCCGAATCCATTTCTGTTGGACTGTTGCGGAGTAACCACAAGAATGTCACGGTCGAGGGCGATACGCCGAAGGCCAAGACACAACGAATCTATACGGTTACGTTTATCGTCCTTCATGTTTTCAGGACGCAAGAGGTCTACGTAATCCACTATAAGGACATCGGGAATGAAATTCCTGTAGTCCCTGTAGTTGTCAAGCAGATGCTCAAGATCACGACAAGTAAGTGTATTCGGTGCATAGGTCTCCAAAAGGAAGCGCCCCCCATTCGTTGTCATGCGCATACGCTTCATGAACGCCTCTACATCCTCACGCTTTGTCGATGGCGGCTCAAGACGTGTCTTTCGGTAAGCCACACGCCAACTCTGCTTTCCCTTAGTCGCGTCGTCGTCGATGTAGTCCACGCCAGTACTCTCGAAATACGGAAGCATACAATCCGAAATTGTCTTAGGCCTGCCTTGCATATTGGAATAGATTCTGCGTATCATCTGGCTCTCGGCATTTTCCAAATTCAAGTAAAGGACGGAAAGCCCCTCCTTCACCGCATCCATTCCCAGTTGAAGCGAAAGCCATGACTTACCTGTGCCGCTCTCACCAAGGAGAAGCATAAGATCGCCACGTGCAAGAGGCCCGACCATTTCACCCAGTGCTTCGGGAAATTGGAACAGCTCACCACGCTCCTCTTCGTACGCATCTATGATTTTATTTGCGTCATGGAGCATGTTTACTGAAGTGAACTCAAGCTGTTTGACGGCTGAATACTTGTTCAACGCCTCTTCCGCTCTGAGAGTGTTCCCTTCATCCAACGCATTCTGCAGATTCGTCATCAGAACAGTCAGGTTGCGCTCCTTCACCCAAGCAAGAACCGTGTCACGGATATATTTCGAGTTGGAGAATAATTCCTTGTGCCCTTCATGATACGTCACAACATTACGTGCAAACGATACTACGGAATCGCGTGTATCCTCATCTTGTATTGTGCGTGCGCGCTCCCTCACAAACCTTACAAGGTTGTCGATGGGGCTGACGTTGTACACTCTCACATAATCACAAATCCATCCGGCAAGAAGACGCGCCCAGTCGTCCTCATATGCTGTCATCGGAATCTGTATACCTATCTCTGTCGTGAATCTGACATCGGAGGCCATCGCACACAGACAAAGCATCTGACTGCTGCTAGGTTCTTCATGCGTCAATATCATCAAGCGCCTCCGAAATCAAAAAAGTAGTCATAAACCCTCCGTAACCATTATTGGCCACTCAATACTATTAAAGCAGAAATCCGCTTAACTTACAATAAAAAATGCAGGGGTGTTTCTGACCACCCCTGCAAGGCAGATTATAAACCACCGTACCAGCAAGTACCTGATTCACTCTAACGCACGCGCAGTCTTTATGTAAATTGACCGCACGCGGTTCGAAACGGCAACGTCGCTGACATCTGTACGACGCTTGCGCAGCATCCTTGTGACAGTGCCGTCCATCGGAGACTTCTTCCCGTTCGTAATAAAATGTATGTGGCTGACGATATCCCTCGGGGAGAACTTCTGCCCTACAGGAAGCCTTTCCACGTACGCATAAACCATGTCTTTCACTGTTTCAACCATAACAAACCTCTCTCAACTTGTATTAAAACGAAAATCCGCTTAACTTTCTTCTTCTCCGAAAACACTGTGGTACAAAAAGCCGCCTTCTTTCTTGAGCTGAAGCATCATGTTGTCCTCAGTGCCGTCGAATATATGCGTATGTGTGGCCGCTTTCTGATTGACGATGTCCATAAGACGTTCGTCTATGGAATCGGGGCAAATCGTATACCACACGGTGACGGAATCCTTTGCGCCTATCCTGTGTACCCTATCCTCTGCCTGTGCGCACTCCGAGTACGTCCACGGAAGTTCTATGATGAGGGCATCGGAAGCGGCGGTGAGCGTAATGCCTACACCGGCAGCGCGTATGTTGCCGACAAACAAACGAACAGAGGGGTCGTGTTGGAATCGGTCGATAGCCTCATTGCGCTTCTTCTGTGAAGTCGAACCATCTATGCGTACGGCAATGTCACCGAACTTAGCCATCACATCATCGAGAGTCATGTCATGCGTCCCAAATACAACGAGCTTCTTCCCACTCTGCAAGAAGTCCTCGATCCATGTATTGACTGCCTTGCGTTTACGTAGATACGCAATCTGTTTCTGCCACTCAAGCGTTCCAAGCAAATCAGAAGAGTGGGCGATCTTCTGCTCAAGCGCACGTATTTTCCTGAACGTCTCTGCATCAGCACGAAGCTCTGCATTTTCAGAAGCCACGGCAATGGTCAGACGTCTTTTGCTTGGCAGTTCCGCCAGCACATCCTCCTTGAGGCGTCTGATGCATATTCCGTCCATCAGAATGGAATGGAGCACATCCATGTTGCTCGCACCCTTGTACACTGTCTTGCCGCGCTCGATCGTTGGATTGCAGAAGCGGTTGCCGTAGTCTTTCTGCGTCTTGAAAATCTTGGGGGCAATCGTATGCAGCGCCGTGTACATCTGATACGGCCTTGATGTGAACGGAGTACCGCTGATGAAGATTACATCATCGGCTTTCTTCGCAATCTCGAGAAACGCCTGCGTCCTTTGCGCCGAATCGTTCTGTATGTAGTGACACTCATCCGACACCACAAACGAATAGCGGGCCGCTGACAGCGTTTCTGCCCAGTAGGGGAGAATATCATAGTTTATGATAGAAAATCGCGTGGAGACAGGATACGGCGTGGCTCCGCTTAAAATAGACACATCGCTCGCCTTGTACTTAGTCCACATTCCAATTTCCTTCTTCCAGTTGTACTTCAATGTGGCAGGACAGCAAATGAGGACACGCTTGGAATTCTGCCTTTGAAGGAACTGTAGTGTCTGCGCCGTATTGTGTGTCACTACGAAATGGTCACACAGGTAGAGATGCATCGGAGAATCTACTGTAATGCACTTCACATCCTGCACACCCACGTACTCTATCGCCACGATATTGCGACGAGGCTTGAAATGTCTTTCCGTAGGAAGCAATGCACGCTTACGCGACAACAGGAACAAATCCGCAGGGCAATCACACTTTATGCGTACGATGTACGCCGTAGTGCAGACCTTGCCGTTACATTTTGGAATCTTGGACGAAAAATGGCAAAGACACCCGAGGGACTCTGCCAAGAACTGCACATCCTCTGCAAGCTGCTTTGAAACGGACCAGAACTCCAC